CTTCTACAACCGCCAGGCTCGCCGGGTCGAAGGTTGGACCTCTCAACTCGTCGGCAAACGTCTGTACAACGCCAAAGACCTCATGCCCGGAACGGGCAAGAGTCTCGGGCTTCCCAATTACTTGGGACCCCACCGACTCTTGAACGCCAGCGGCGATATCGACGTTACCGGTACCGGGTTCCAATACATCATCGACAATCTGTCATACATCCGGGCCTCCGTCATCAAGCAAAAGTTCTACAAGATCCCGGTAGCCGACTTCATGACCGTCGACGTTGGGGAAGCTCCCTGGGCCTCGGAAGTTATCCAGAACCTCACGTTCCAGAACGGTGGAGACTTCTACGATGGAGACATGAACCAGGGCCAGGGCGGACAGCGTCTTTCCTCGGTTGACGTGAGCCTGGGAAAAGTCAGGATGCCCACCCAGATTTGGGCGAAGATGACCCCTTGGACTATCATGGAGATTGCCCAGGCCGCGGCCTCTTCGAAGTGGGACATCGTTTCCGACAAGCTGGAAAGCCTCAAAACCAACTGGGATTTGGGTATTCAGCGCACCGGGTTCCTGGGGCATAAGCAGATTGCCAAGATCACGGGGTTGCTCAATAACGGCAACGTGACCATCAACACCAGCCTCTTGCCCACCACGCTTTCGAAGATGACCAGCGCCCAGTTGGCCACGTTCATCGGGACGGCTTTGGCTACCTACTTCTCGAACTCGAACAGCACCGAAGCCCAGCCCAACCGGCTTGTTATTCCGATGAGCGACTACCTGGGATTGCTCCAGCCCTTCGCTTCGGGCTTCCCAGTGAACTCGCGTCTGGAATACCTTTTGAACGCCTTCAAGGCCGCTTGTGGTCCCGACTTCGAAATCAAGGGCCTGGCCTACTCTCAGGCGGCCCAGAACCTCGACGCCGGTATCGGAAAGCAGCGGGCGGTTTTGTACAAGGACGACCCCGAAGTCTTGAAGTTCACCATCCCGGTTGACTTCACCCTTCTCGAGGCGGCTTCCTACAACAAGATCAACTGGGAGCAGGATGCCTACGGGCAGTATTCCGGCGTCTTGGTGACTCGGCCCAGGGAAGTCCTGTACATGGATGTTCAGACGAGCTAGGGGATGAAACTTTCTCTCGTGGGGAGGGGCCCCGGGTGGGAACGGGCGATAGCTGATGAAGAGGAAGGTCGCGCCATTTGGTGTGTCTCAACCGTCTTTCGGGAGCTTCGTTCCGTCGATGTCCAGCCCACCCGGGTGTTCCAACTCCACGAGAGAAGCCTTTTTGAGCCTTGGCTATTCGAAGAGCAAAACCGGGTTGTGCTGATGAAGGCCGACCCGGAATTCGATTGTGCCAAGGTTCTACCCGCCGAAAAGCTTCTGTCCATCTTTGGGGGCCACTTCGGGTCCTCTTTCGCTTGGATGTTCGCCCTGGCCCTCATTGAGGGCTTCACGGACATCTCGATTCATGGAATCCACCTTGCCCAACAGAGCGAATACGGGAGCCAGCGCGACACCTTTCACTGGTTCGTCGGGGTTGCTCAAAGCAAGGGAATCAAGGTCAACATTGATGAGGACTCTGGTGTGTTCATCGCAAACCAGGCCTACGAATTCAAAGGGGTTTACAATGGCAAGAACTGAAAAACTCGACGTTCACAATCAGGGGAGTCGGACCTACCACGTGCCCAACCGGACGGTGGACAAGGATGGCGTGGTTTCGGAAGGACAGCCTTTCGAACTCAAGGGCGGGACCACGATGGCCTTTGACAAGGAAATCGCCGAGGGGCTCATGAAGTCCTACCCCCGGGACCTGATCAGCCCCGACAGCCTCCGCTCTGCCCCGGCTTCCCAGGGTGACTCCGACCGCCGGAAGGAGATCGAACGGCTCCAGGACGTGGTCAAGGAACTCGAGGGCAAGCTGGCTGCCAGCGTGGCCGAGGTCGACCGCCTGAACGCTGGTATCCTCGAATTCCTCAAGCAGGATCCGAACAAGCCCGCCCCGGATACCAACCCCGTGGTCGTCGCTCAAAAAACCCTGGCCAAGCCCGCCCCGGCGGAAAAATGATCACGATCACGGTGGCCGATTTCAAAGCATATTTCTCCCGTGGGCAGTTTGCCTATGGGACCGTACTGCCCGCCGTGCTCGACGCCGACATAACCAAAGCCATCGCCGAGGCCTCGGGCGTGTTCAACTTTGGCCTCTACCCCACGGACGCCATAGGAATCCAGGCCCTCGAGTACCTGACCGCGCACTTCCTGCAGGGCACTCTCGACGCCACTGATTCCCAGGGGCAGGCCGAGGGAATCCAGTCTGCGCGGTCCGCCGGTGGGATTTCCGAGTCCTTGGCCATTGCCCCTTGGATGCTTGAAGGCGAGTACGCGCTTTACGCGACAACTTTCTACGGTCGCCGGTGGCTGACGATTTCCAAGCCCTATGCCGACGGCGCCGTGTTCGCTATCGGGGGGGCTACTACACCTTGAAAACCAACTGGAGTCTTCTTTTCAGTCATCCTGGATGGGTTGTTCGTATTTGGTGGCTCAATCGTAAGGGGAAAAGAGGTTGAGTCACGAAACCATCGGGGACAGCTACATCGACGCGGACTTCTCAGTTCTGGACAAGATGCTTGCCGGTCTGGGAAAGGGCCATTTCGTCGACGTTGGAATCCTGGGGGAAAAGGGTTCGAAGACCGAGGAGGGCGGGGCAACGGTGGCCATGATCGGAGCCGTCCATGAGTTTGACATGAAACATCGACGATCCTTTATTAGAATGCCACTGCAAACCCGTCAATCTCAAATTCAAAAGGATGTAGAGGGTCGCTTTGCTGGCCACCTTGAGCGCGGAGATGTTGCCGCGATCTTTACAGACATCGGGATTTCCGCAGAGGCTCAGATTCAGGATGCTTTTAACACAGGAGGCTTCGGAACCTGGACTGATATTTCCCAAGAAACCAAAGACCGAAAAGGTTCTGACGAAATCCTGATCGACAAGGCCATTCTTCGGAAGTCCATCACCAGCAAGGCCGGGATAGCGGGATGAGAGTCCCCTACCTCGGAGGAGCCTTGAAAGGTTGGACGGCCCCTACTCCTGTCAGAGATGTCACCCAGACCGTCGTAGATCACGAAGTTGTCGAGATTGCCACGGACCTAACTTTGGATATGAACGCCCAGCCCATGCCACCTTCTCAGGTCAACCGAAAACCAGAGGAACAGAGAACGTGGCTTTGGTGGACATTCATCATCAGAGGGTCCGTACCTTCGACCGTTCTCAAGGTTGACAGTGTGGTCTTTCTCAAGGGTAAGACCTTCCGGGTTCAATCGGGCCTGAGGGACTGGACGACCAGCGGGTTTTCAATCTGCGAGGCCATCGAAGACTTCACCCCTCCGCCCTCGGTGCCTTCGTCATGAGCGTGATTTTCAAGGAACCTGACAAGATCCTCGCCGACATCATCACCGTCTTTATGGGCCTCGACCCGACCAGGGTGGTTTCCTACGATGAAAACTGGGACCCACCCAAAGACCAGGGGATCTACGTCACCATCCAGACTGACCCCACCGACATCCTGGGAGTTTCCCAAAAGTTCGATCCGGCCACGGGTACCGAGGAATCAAGCCTTTCGGCTTTTCAACGGTTGACGGTGAACATCACCAGCCGGGACCGGACGGCGCTCCAAAGGAAAGAGGAAGTGGTCATGGCTCTGACTTCGACCTACTCCCAGCAGCAACAGGAACTACAACAGTGCCGCATTTTTCGAGAGGGTCCCATCCTTGACCTATCGTTCATCGAAGGACCAAGGGCCTTGCACCGATATCAAATTCCGGTCAAAATCACTTTTGTGAAGACCAAGACGACGAGCATCCCTATGATTCAGCCAAACCCCGCTCCCGAAATCCAGGAGGACTCCTAGCATGTCTCAAATTACCATCGACCGGGTAGTCTCGGTCTCTTTGCTTGCTTCCCCCCAAGGCCTGGCCAACGCCAACACTTCGGCCCTGGCTATCATCACCGATGAGGTTCCCATCGCCGGGGCGTCCTTCGGTGACTTCGGCATTTACTACGGTCTGAGTGCCGTTGTCTCCGACTGGGGCTCCAATGCCGACGTGGTCCGCCTGGCGGCCCAGGTCTTCAGCCAAAGCCCCAACCCATTGAGCGCCCGGGGCTTCCTAGTCATCATCCCCCGTAAGCAGTCCAACCCGGCCCAGGCCGCCGTGGTCCTCGGGAGTGGACCGGTCGACTTGACCTTGCTCACGGCCCAGGACTACAAGCTGAACTTTGGCCACGATTCCAGCACGGCGACCGACCTTGTCATCGGTGCCATTGATTCCAGCGACATGGTTTCGGCTGCAGCTTCGTTGAACTCCACCGCCGTGGCTGCGGCCAACATCGTCTTTGAGCTTTCCGGGACCGTCACGGCCGCAGTGGTCAAGCTCAAGACGACCGCCACCGGGGCAACGGCCGCTATCGACATCGGTGTCACCTCGGATGGCACCAACATTGGGCCCCTGTTGGGGCTTCCGGTCGGTCGGGTCACTGGAACCGCCACGGGCCTCGAGGCCATCCGGGATTGTGTTCTTCGGACCTATCCCGAAGTCTTCTACTTCGGGATCATCCTGAACGTCATCCCGACCGATGGCGAACTTCCCGCCCTGGCCCAGGTCATCCAGTCCATCGACAAGATTCTGTTTTACGCCGAGTCCGATAGCGCCAAGGTCGCCGGGATCATGACCACGCTCAAGGCTTCGGGTTTCTCCCAGACCAGGGGGTTGCTCTATACCCTTTCCGAATCCCAGGCGCTCGACTTTGCCGCCGGATACGCCGGTCGGGCTCTGTCGACGGACTTCACCGGGTCTGGCACGGTATCGACGATGCACCTCAAGGACATCGTGGGTATCCCCGCCGACTCGGGATTGACCGAGACTCTTGTCACGGCCGCCCAGAATGCCGGAGCCGACGTGTACGCCGATTTCGGGGTTCCTAAGGTCTTTACCAGCGGCGCAAACCGGTATTTCGACGAGGTCTACATTGCCCTGGCCTTCAAGCTGGCCATCCGGGTGGCCGGGTTCAACTACCTCGCCACCACCGCCACAAAGATCCCTCAGAACGAAATCGGAATGAACGGCCTCAAGGGCGCCTACCGAAAAGTGGTGAATCAGTTCGTGGCCAACGGCGCCTTTGGCCCCGGAGCCTGGAACGGTACCACCTTCGGCAATCCCGAGGACTTCATCCGCAACATCAGCGACAACGGATACTACATCTTCTCGTCCCCCATCGCCCAGCAGACCCAGACCGTCCGGGATTCCCGGGTCGCTCCCCTCGTCCAGATTGCGGCCAAGAGCGCCGGGGCCATCCACTCGTCCAACGTCGTCATTTCCATCGAAGCATAAGGAGCAAGAATCATGGGACAAATGGCTCTGACCGGCGCCGACACGGTCATCATTAACGATTTCATCCTGACCGCTTTTGCGGACGGGGATTCTGGTTCTTTCACTTTCCCGAACAAGCTGTCGGAAACCAAGGTGGGAAAGAACGGGAACGCCATTTTTGCATTCAACGCGATGGGTCTACTCTCCGAGGCGACCCTCAGGCTCATCCGGGGATCCGGGGATGACAAGTTTCTCAACTCCCTCCAGAAGGCCTACATCAACGACCCTGCCAGCTTCACGCCCCTGAATGGTGAGTTCATCAAGCGGGTCGGCGACGGCAAGGGCAA